ACTTCGTAAATTCTTAATGAAGTATTTGATTGGTTGGAAATGGGTAGGGTAAATGATTGTATTTAAAAGCGTTCAGTGGCAGAACTTTCTGTCAACTGGTAATGCACCGAATAAAGTTTTACTAAACAAATCATCAACAACACTTATCATTGGTAAGAATGGTGAGGGTAAGAGCACAATCTTAGATGCATTGTGCTTTTCGCTATTTGGTAAACCATTCCGTAACATTAATAAGAATCAACTTGTAAACTCTATCAATGGTAAAAAGTGCCTTGTTGAAATAGAATTTTCTATCGGTACAAAAGACTATAAAATTGTCCGTGGAATAAAGCCAAATATCTTTGAGATCTGGCAGGGTGATGAACTTCTAAATCAAGATGCAGCATCAAGAGATTATCAAAAGATTCTTGAGCAGCAGATTCTCAAACTCAACTACAAAACATTCACTCAAGTCGTGATTCTTGGTAGTGCATCGTTTGTTCCATTTATGCAACTCCCTCCAGGTCAACGCAGAGAAGTCATTGAAGACATTCTTGATATTCGTATTTTCTCTACAATGAATCAGTTGCTAAAAGAAAAGGCACAGGAAACGAAAGATGAGATCGTTAGAATTGAAACTGAAATCAAAAGTGCTAAAGACAAAGTGGAGTCACAACAGTTCCTCATACAAACTCTCTCCAACGCAAAGGATGAGAGTATCAAAGCAGTCCAAGCAAAGATTGATGCTAACAATGCTCAAATTTCTACTACGGAGAGCGAGATCAGCACCATCGTGGAAGAGATCAATACTCTTAAAACAGGCATCACAGGTAAGGAAAAGTTATCTGAAGACATTGAGAAAGCCAAACAATTAAAAACTAAACTCAATGAAAAAGTAGAAACCTGTGAGCATAATGCAGAGTTTTTTAATGAGCATGATGTTTGTCCATCTTGTTCACAAGACATTCCTGAAGACCATAAACAAAAGATTATTCATGACTTGCATAATAAAATGCAGGAAAATAATAAAAAGATTACTGATTTGGAAGATGCACTTACGAATCTGACAAACAAGTTGACAGATATCAATAAGATTATTGATGAGATTACCACAAAGAATATCGAACTCTCTACAAAGAACTCAACTATCACTTTATTAAATAAACAAATTAAAGAGTTTGAATCTGAGATTGAAACAAATAAAGCAGATACTACGAATCTTGACGAAGAAAAGGCTAAGTTAAAACAACTAGCCAAGGATGCCCTTGATAAGATTACTATGAAGAATTCTTTACAGGAGACTCGTAATCTTGAAGAGGTTGCGTCCATTCTTCTGAAAGATACTGGTATCAAGACTGCTATCATTCGTGAGTATCTACCTGTGATGAACAAACTCATCAACAAGTATCTGAATGCCATGGATGCATATATTCACTTCGAACTTGATGAAGCATTTAATGAAATTGTAAAATCTCGTCATCGTGATGACTTTACATACGCAAGTTTCTCTGAAGGTGAGAAGATGCGTATTGACCTTGCAATTCTATTCACATGGCGACAGATTGCAAAGATGAAGAACTCAGTCAATACAAACCTACTAATCCTTGATGAGATTTTTGATTCATCTTTAGATACTGCTGGTACAGATTACTTCTTAACATTGATGAATTCATTCGGTGAAAATTCCAACATCTTTGTTATTTCTCACAAAGGTGATCAGCTGTTCGATAAGTTTAGATCCGTAATTAAGTTCGAAAAACGCAATGATTTTAGTGTAATTATCAAGTCGTAAGTGTCCACTTACTTCCAAACCCTGTAGATACGAGGGTCTAAGACCCTCCAAAAAGTGCTTGTCTTTTATTCTTTTTTAGGGAATAATTACGGTATAACTCATGGAGATTTTGTGATGGATGATATGTGGAAAGAATTCAATGATTACTCCCTTGTAATGCTTGCACTACGATATGGCATTGCAGATGAATTAGAATTTGATGGTCGTGGTTTGCTCAATCGTGAACATGTAGAGCGAGTCCTGACTAAAGTTGAACATGAAATGGCATTTGGAGAATAAATATTATGGAAATGAAAGCAAGTGATCTCTCCGCAAGACTACTGGCAACTGAAAACCTTTCAGTGGTTCGTGCCAGAACTCGCACCGCATCTTTCGATATTAAGAGTCGTGTGTTGACTCTTCCAATGTGGAAAGACATGACACCTGAGATTGAAGATATGCTCATCGGTCATGAAGTCGGTCATGCTTTGTATACTGAAGACAAGTATATGGAGCCAATTCAAGAAAACCCAAAGATGATGGGTTATCTCAATATTCTCGAGGATGTTCGCATCGAGAAACTAATCAAGCGTAAGTATCCAGGATTGCGTAAACGCATGAATGAGGGATACAAACAACTCAACGATCGTGATTTCTTTGGTACTAAATCAGTACCGAGTCTTGATGGTCTTCTACTCATTGACAAAATCAATCTTTATTTCAAAGCTGGATTTCAGTGTGGTGTTAAATTTACACCTGAAGAAAAAGAATTTGTCAATCGTGCAGAGCGTACTGAAACTATTGATGAAGTAATTGCACTGGCACATGAAGTTTATGCATTCTCCAAACAACAAGCAGAAGAGCGTAAAGAACGCATGAAGCAAGAAAATCCTCAAGACATTGAGGATGAAGAGGAAGAAGATCCAATTTATGGTGATTTTGATATTGACATGGATGGTGACTGGGATACTGAAGATGACGAAGATTCAGACATCGATCCATATAATCAAAATGCTCCATCTCGTCAAAACGATGAACGCAAACAAGAAGACGATGAAACAGATCTCGAGTCACAGACAGAGCGTGTCTTTCGTAGCAAACTTGAAGATCTAGCTGATGAAAATACCGAGTACAAGTATTGGAAATTTGATACTGACTATGAGTATGATCCAATTGTTGGATACAAGAAAATCTTAAATGAGACTAAATCACCTGAGCAGTGGAATGAAACTCTAGATGAACAATACGATTACATGACTCGCAATATGACTGCCGAACAAAAAGTCGAGTATTACAATCAAATCAATAAAGAGTTTGTCTCATTCAAAACAGAATCTTCTCGCACTGTGAATTATCTAGTTAAAGAATTCGAGATGAAGAAGTCTGCTAAACTTTACAAGCGTGCAATGGTGTCCAAGATTGGCTCTCTTGATATGCGTAAAGTTTATGCATACAAACTTAAAGATGATTTGTTTAAGCGTGTGACTACAATACCACAAGGTAAGAATCATGGTATGATTATGCTTGTGGACTGGTCTGGTTCTATGAACGATGTATTGCTTGATACATTGAAACAAGTTATCAATCTTGCGATGTTCTGTAATCGTATTCAAGTACCATATCGTGTTCTTGCCTTTACAACTTCGTATCAAGAAAATATCGATAGAGAATTCTATGATGCATTGCGTAATGATAAAGAAGCATGGGACAAACATCATGCAGAACTCAATGCTAAAAAAGAACAGAAGTATGCTCAAAACGATCTTTTAAGAACTGCTGATGGATTTAACTTGCTCGAATTGTTCTCCAATAAGATGACAACAAGTGAGTTTAATTCTATGGCAAAGCGTGTTCTTGATATTCGATTCTTATGGAACAAAGGTTATTCAACTGGTGGTACTCCACTTAATGAAGGTTTGGTATGGATCTATCATAAACTTGGTGAGTATATCAAGAATAACTCAATTGAGAAAATGACATTCATTACTCTTACTGATGGTGAGGGTGGTTCACTTGGAACATATGGTGGTCGTCTTGAAGACAGTCGTACTGAAATTAAAGGACACGAGTATAAACGAATTAAAGTTAAGAACCTAATTCGTGATAACATCACACAAAAGACTTATGAATTGGATCGTTTCTCTAATGGCCAAACTCATACAATCTTGCGTATGATTAAAGATCGCTATAATGTTTCTTTGGTTGGTTTTCATATCTGTCGTAATCATAAAGGTGATTTAAGACAATTCTTGCAAGCCAGTCTTCCAAATTATCGTGGTGACTTTGTCACTGTGATTGATGAGTGGCGCAAAGGATTCCGTGCCAATGGGTTTGCATCTATTCCAAATACTGGTCGTGATGAATTGTTTTTGATTCCACAATCATCAACTGTAATTCAAGAGGGTGAACTCGATGTGAATGCTGATGCAAACGCTAAAGCAATTGCAAAGAACTTTGGTAAATTTCTAAATGTGAAGAAAACCAGTCGAATCCTATTGAATCGCTTTGTAACCCTTGTAGCATAAGGGTTTGTAAAAACCCTACGAACAGTAGGGTTATTGCAGAAAATGCTTGTCTTTTATTGAGATTTAGGTAATAATTATGTTTGTAACTTTGATTATGGAGATTTGTGATGGCAAAAGTTGATGAATTGTTTCGTCGTGAGTTTGAAATTAAACTCTTTGAAATGTATCCTGATGTTCAAACAAAAGGTACTGTGACTCGTCCTGAATTGCTTGATGTGATGAAAGCATTGAAGACTGAGAAATATCCTCTTTGGTTGATGAAAGATAAAGTTGGTCGTGGTTTGTATGCCCTAGATGGTGGTAAAAATCGTGCACCTGTAGTTGGCAATACTGCTCTTAAACCTGAACCTGTTGAGTCATTTGTGGTTGATTATACTAACACTAAAGCATTGATCCCTGTTAAAGATCCTAACTTCGTGCCATTCGGCAACTACAATGACTTGGAGAATATCATCAAGTCTGGAATCTTTTATCCTGCATACATCTCTGGTCCAACTGGTAATGGTAAGTCCACGATGGTTGAACAAATTTGTGCCAAACACAAGAAACCTTTGATTCGTGTTAATCTTAACATGATGACTGATGAAGAACAACTCATCGGCTCTAAGACTCTTGAAGAGGGTAATGTAAAAATTGTAGAGGGTCCAGTGCTTATTGCAATGCGCAATGGTACGACTCTGTTGCTTGACGAGATTGATGCTGGTTCAGCAAACACTCTGTTGTGTCTGCAACCTATTCTCGAGGGTAAACCTTACTACTTCAAACTCAATAACGAGATGATTGTTCCTGCAGCTGGATTCAATGTTATCGCCACTGCAAACACTAAGGGTAAGGGTTCAGACGATGGTCGTTACATCGGCACAAACATTCTGAATGAAGCATTCTTGGAACGATTCGCTGTGACTTTTGAGCAAGAATATCCTGCTGCAAAAGTAGAAGTTAAGATTGTAAAGAATCTCATGCAAACCTATAACTGTGTTGATGAGGAATTTGCAGAGACACTCGTGAAGTGGGCTGACGCAATCCGTCGTACTTTCGAGGATGGTGGTGTGGATGAAACGATTACAACTCGTCGTATGATTCATATTGTTCGTGCCTTTGCGATTTTCAAAGATCGTGCTAAGGCAGTGCAACTCTGTTGCAATCGTTTCGATGCTGCAACAAAGACTGCATTTATTGACTTGTTTGACAAAGTTGCAAATCCACAGCCTGAACCTGTGGTAGTTGCAGAAGAACCCAAGAAACCTGAGTCGGAGGAAATCCCCTTCTAATGGTAGGGTTATTACAAAAAGAACTTGTCTTTAAATTGCACTTGTAGTATAATTATATCTCAAACTTGAAAAAGGAACTTTATTATGTTGAAATTTGCAAACCTCTCCCTGTCACAAAAGCGTTTCGTTGTCGCTGTTCTTGAGCACGACAAGCAGTACAAGAAGGATGGTCGCATCACTCTGAAAGAATGTGCTGCAATCTATTACACTTTGCGTGACTCACGCACTGGTGCTAAGGGTGAGAAGATCGGTTATCCGAACTGGTTGTTTAATAAGAACAAAGTCGAGCGTGGTGTGTATCAACTCCCTCTGCCGACTGATGCAGACATGACTTCATTCCAGAAAGAACTTGCTGAAAAGCAAACTCCCAAAGTTGCTAAGGCTAAGGCTAAAGTAGCGAAACTTCAGAAAGCCAAGACTGTAAAAGTTAAAAAGCAAGATGTAGTTGCAGAGAAAGAAGAAGCCATTGAGACTTCTCGTCTGCAGAAGATTATCAATGAGTCTGTTGAAGTTGATGAAGATGTAGAAGACTTCAATCAGATTCTCAAAGAGAATGGTATTCAAGTCTAAGATTTAGACTTTTTCTAGTCGCAGGGGATATTGCCATCGTCCCCTGCGATTCTTTTCATTCGATGGCTTTATTATGGAGATATTATGTCTAAACAAGATCTACTTTTGAAACATTTGAGAAACGGCAAGGTATTTACTGCCAAGCAGATCTCTGCATCTTTCGGCATTGCACATCCTGCCAGCACAATTCGTAATTTGCGTGAGCAAGGTTATTGTGTTTACGCAAATGATGCAGTTGTAAATGGCACTAAAGTTGTCAAGTATCGTCTTGGTCAACCTACTCGCAAAATGGTAGCTATCGCTAATCGTGTTGCAGGTGCATCTGTCTTTACTCGATAATCAGTGAGTAATCAATGGGCATTCTTATGAGTGCCCATTTGTTGTTTCATTGGAGAAGAATATGGCAACCAAAGAAGAAATTAAAAAGTCACAAAATGCCACCACTGGTGGTCGCAAATTTGATGGTGGTAAACTACAATATGGTTTGCTACCACCATTGGCATTGAAAGCCACTGTAGAAATTCTAACATTTGGTGCGGAGAAATACGAACCAGATAATTGGAAACATGTTCCAGATTCTAAGCGTAGATATTTTGACGCAATGCAACGACATCTATGGGCATGGAAAGAGGGTGAGCAAGATGATCCTGAATCTGGTAAGAATCACCTAGCACATGCAATGTGTTGCTTGATGTTCTTATATGAACATGATGTCAAATACTCAAAATAAATTTGTCAAAATCCTCGTTTTGAGGTATAATGTTTTATACATAGTAATGTAATCATTTGAATGGAGAAAAGTAAATGAAACTCAGTAAAGAAACAGTCGCTCTTTTTAAGAACTTTGCAGGCATCAATAGCAATCTTCTTTTGAAGAATGGCAACAAACTCGCAACGATCTCTGGTCAGAAGAATGTGATGGCAGACGCAACTGTCTCCGAAACATTTCCTGACTTCGGTATCTATGACCTAAACGAATTCCTTGGTGCTATGTCGTTGTTTGAGGATCCAGAATTGGACTTTCAAGACAAGTATGTTTCTATCAAGCAAGGTAACATGAACATCAAGTTCTTTGCTGCAGACTCATCAGTTCTTACTGCACCACAAAAAGCAATCACATTCCCTGAAGCAGAAATTAACTTTAATATTACTGCTGATAAACTTACGATGATTCAAAAGACTGCATCAGTTCTTCGTAGTCCTGATGTGTCAATCGTTGGTGATGGTTCTTCAATCACTATCGTTGTTGGTGATAAAAAGAATGCTACTGGAAACTCTTTCAGTGAATCAGTTGGAACTACTGATAAGAAATTCAAAGTCAACCTCAAAGTAGAAAACCTAAAGATGCTTCCTGGAGATTATCAGGTGTCAATCTCTAGTAAGAAAATTTCTCGTTTTAAATCTCCAAACAGCGACTTGGTATATTATGTTGCAGTAGAAGCAGATTCTACATTTGAATTCTAAATGACGAGAGGGTATAATCCCTCTATATTCTTTGTTATGTGGAGATTTTATGATTGATAGTCGTGATGAAATGTTTTTGTGGGTTGAAAAGTATCGCCCACAAAAGATTGATGATTGTGTTCTTCCAGAGTCATTGAAGAATACATTCAGGCAGTACATTGAACAGGGTGAATTACCGAACTTCCTGTTCACTGGAACTGCAGGTGTAGGTAAAACTACCGTAGCCAAAGCACTCTGTAACGAGATTGGTGCAGAGTATATGATGATTAACGGATCTGAAGAATCTGGTATTGATACACTCCGTACTAAGATTAAAGGATTCGCATCCACAATCTCACTGACTGATGCCAAGAAAGTAGTTATCTTGGACGAAGCAGATTATCTAAATGCAAACTCAACTCAACCAGCATTGCGTGGATTCATCGAAGAATTCGCCAACAACTGTCGCTTTATTCTAACATGTAACTTCAAGAATCGTATCATTGAACCGATTCATTCTCGTTGTTCAGTTGTAGAGTTTAAGATTGATAATAAAGACAAGCAAGAAATTGCAGCTACATTCTTTAAGCGTGTCAATCAGATTCTAAAGAATGAGCAGATTGAGTTTGATCCAAAAGTTGTAGCAGAACTTATCACAAAACACTTTCCTGATTATCGTCGTATCCTAAACGAATTACAGCGATATTCCGTTAGTGGTAAGATCGACTCTGGTATCCTCGTCAATATGTCTGAGGAATCATTCAGAAGTTTAATTAAACTAATGAAAGAGAAAGACTTTACCGAAGTGCGTAAGTGGGTTGCTAAAAACTCTGATGCTGATACTACATCTCTGTTTCGAGAGTTGTATGACAACGCATCACAAAATCTAGAATCAAATAGTATTCCTCAGTTGGTTTTAATCCTAGCCGATTATCAGTACAAAGCAGCATTCGTAGCAGACCATGAACTAAATATTATGGCTGCACTGACTGAAATTATGGCTCAGTGTAAATTCAAGTGAGGACACATGGACATTCTAATTTTAATTGGTGTCGCTATCATAGCATTCACATGGGGTTGGAATGCTCGTGAGACTGTAGCACAACATCAAAATCGTAAATTCTTTCGTAAACTTGCTGAACAAGCAGCAGAAGAGAAAGTAGATAATCTCGTTCGCATTAAGATTGAAAAACACGAAGGAGTTCTCTACGCATACCAATTAGATAACTCTATGTTTATTGCTCAAGCAAATGATAGAAAAGAATTAGAACAAAAACTCTCAGAGAAATTTCCTGGTAAACGATTTGGTTGTTCAGAAGAAAATCTAAAAGATGTTGGGTTTACACTATGACACCATTTGACTTTATTAATGCAATCAATCTGACAAAGAAGAATCTATTCGAAGATCCATTAGCAAAGAAAGACTATGTCCCATTTATCATTAATAGGGGTCTTTCGTATTTCCCAGATACAGTTCTATATGCTAATGAGATGAATCGTTGTTCTGGTATCCCTGAAGACTGGCAGTTTTCCTTTTTCCTAAATACTATCTCGAAGAAGAAAAGATTCAGCAAGTGGCATAAAAAAGATGCCGAGACTGAGTCTTTGTCGCTTGTAAAAGAGTACTTCGGATATTCGTCTGAGAGAGCTAAAGAAGCACTAAGTATACTTACAGATGAACAATTAGTTATGATAAAAGAAAAATTATACAAAGGTGGAAAATAATGACTGTCGAAATGATTTATTACGACTGGACACCAGAGTCGATGCTTGAAGTGAGTCTGCCAGAGCCAGATAACTTCCTAAAGGTTAGAGAAACACTGACTCGTATCGGCATAGCATCCAGAAAAGAAAACAAACTGTATCAATCATGCCATATCTTGCATAAGCAGGGTAGGTATTTTATCGTTCACTTCAAAGAATTATTTGCTCTTGATGGTAAAGAATCAAACATCACGAGTGGCGATATTGAGAGAAGAAATGCAATTGCTGGTTTGTTGCAAGATTGGGAATTGTTAAAGATTCTTAATGCATCACAAGCAGAACAAAAAGCATCCTTGTCTCAAATTAAGGTGGTCTCTTACAAAGAAAAAGACCAGTGGGAACTTGTTCCAAAATATAATATAGGAAAGAAAGCAAAATGATTAAACTTGAATTGACTGTAGATGAAGCAAATATGATTCTTCGTACTTTGGGAAAGCATCCATTTGAAGAAGTTGTAATGCTAATTAATAAGATTAAAGCACAAGGTGAACCACAAGTTGCTGCAATCGAAGCAGCAGAAAAAGCTGCAGCTGAACCAGCAAAAGCATAAATACCATTAGACATAACTAATGATTTTACTTAGGTGTTTTTTATGCTCTCAGTAATAAGTATAAGTGTCCTATATGGACAATAACTTAATTAAGGAGAAACATTATGTGGACAAAACCAGCAGCGACAGAAATGAGATTTGGCTTCGAAGTAACAATGTATGTGATGAACAAGTAAGTTCAGAACCTACAAAAGAAGACAAACAAGAAATAAATATACAGAAATTGCTCGAAAGTTTGAGTGATTGTGTATAAATAGTAATAGAATTCACCTTAGGACCACTAAGTTGCGAATCGTATAAAGCGGACATGACGCACGATGTCGCTGGAATCGTAACCAGCAAACCCTCTATGCCCATTTGGGGTAGAGTTTTTAATTAATCTCGCTTAATAGGAGAACTATATGTTACAAGCAGTAAACACATCCATCGACACCATCTCTGGTGCAAAGACTCAATTCGTTAAGACATTTGTTAAAGACGAAAAGATCGCAAAACAACTCCAAACTTACATTGATGCACAAGCATCTTTCGCAAAGAATGTAGCGAAATCGACTTCTGATTTCTTTACAGCGATTGTTGTTAAGTAAGGAGATAAACATGACAAACAATTTCATCCCTACATTCTGGGGAACTAAAGACTTGGATAAGTTCTTTGTTGGTTTTGATGAGCAATTTAAAACTCTTCAAAAATTACATGATGATGTAACTAAGAACATTCCTAACTATCCTCCATACAATATCAAGAAACATGACGACACTCATTATACAATTGAGATGGCTGTTGCAGGTTTTGCTCAGCAAGACATTGATATTGAACTTGATGGTGGTAAATTAGTTGTTCGTGGTAATATTAAAACTGAAGAGCAAGATGATAGTTTCTTGTTCAAAGGTATCGCTAATCGTGCTTTCACTCGTTCATTCGTATTGAATGATGAAGTTGAAGTTAAAGATGCCGAGATTTTTAATGGTATGCTTAAGATTGCTTTGGAGCGTTTGATTCCTGAAGCAAAACAACCAAAGAAGATCGCAGTTAAATCAAAAGGTGAGAAACAGTTATTGAATGAGGAGAAGTGATGAAATCATTTTTCCGCAAAATTTATATTACCCTAAAAGGAATTGGTTACGCCAAAGCTGCAGCTGATCTTGCCAGAAATGGTAAGCATAAAGAAGCACAAGCGTTAATGGCGAAGTATGGGGAATGTAAATGAATAACTGGATCCCAATGACAGATGATGATTGGGAATGGGTAAACGGTAAACAACCTCAACCAGTCAAGTCGTAGAAACTTTAGGGAGTCTTCGGATTCCCTAAATACTTTCTATGATGAGAGCAAAACTATCACCCAACATGATTTCGTTTGTCACAGTTCGTCGTGGCGAATGGATTCTTAAAATATCTGTCTTTAAAAACAGACAGATAATGGTAGTTGCACAGCATTGTTATGAGTTGGAAAGACTGATAATTAAATTCTTCACTGACCAAAATACTGCTGCAGATTATATTGAACAACTTGTTATAGAGGAATAAGATGATTAAAGTATTTAAATTGATTAATGGTGAAGAACTAATCGCTAAAGTAGAAACTAGCACAAATGGATATCTTCTAAAAGATCCAGCAGCAATTGTTATTCAACAAACAGAAAAAGGTGTTGGTGTCGGACTGGCTCCATACATGCCGTATGCTCTTAGTGAGATCACTTTGAACACTACTGCAGTCGTTTCTGAAGCATCCCCAAACCTAAACATGGAAAACGAATACAACCGAATTTTCGGATCTGGCATCCAGATCGCATCGGCTGGAGCGATTAAGTAAGTAAGTACTAACTTACTAGAGAAGAGAGACCCTGTAGATACAGGGCTAGAATAACCCTACCGAGTGTAGGGTTTTTTGCATTTAGTTGTTGTCTTTAATTGCAATTTAGGGCATAATAGTTATATTATGATGAAGAAAGGTGAACAAATGAAATTCTCTAATAT